AATTCACCAGATGCGAATTTGTGAGCCGTTCGGTGATGAGTCACGCAAGGGCCTGTGGCTGTATCAGGTGATTGAGCCGTCAACCTGGGCGCGGCTGGTGCTTCGCGTCAATGGCGCCAACACCGGCAAGCTTTACAGCAACGAGCGCGGCAACGTGATGGGCAACCACACGATTACGCTGCCTGCGGGTCACACATGGCAGAGCTTTGCGTTGAGTTTGCTCAAGAGCCTGCCGCCGAAGACTGCCCAGCACTACAAGAACAAGGTTGCCGTCTACATGCGCTGGTGGATGCAGCGCGGCTATCCAGAGGGCATCCCGGACGTTGCCGATCTGAAGCTGGAGAACAACCAGAAGGCGCCTAGCTGGCGGCGGGTGTGCAAGACCCTGCTTCGCAACGACTACTGGTGCAAGTACCTGGGCTTCTCTCCCACCAAGACATCGGCTTATCAGAAGTACACCGACCTGATGGCAAAACGCCGTGAGGCGTGGGGCATCTTCAACGAAGACAAGGCAGCGGCGTGAGCATTGTTCTCATGAGCGCGGCATTCAAGGCGCCAATCAAGTCCACGCCCAAACTGGTGTTGCTGGCCTTGTGCGACTGCGCCAACGATCAGGGCGAGTGCTACCCGTCTGTGCCGACACTCATGGAGAAGTGCAGCGCTGGTGAGCGCACGGTGCAGGACGCTATTGCGTTGCTTGAGCGTGAAGGCTACATGCGGCGCGAGTTCCGCACTGGTCGCAGCACCGTGTACTGGATTGCAGACCCCCGCAATTGGCGCACCCCCGCAGCAGCCGCACCCCCGCAGATTGCGCACCCCGCCCCCGCAGTTACCGCACCCCCACCCCCGCAAACGGCGCACCCCACCCCCGCAAACGGCGCACCCAGAACCATCAAGGAAACATCAATTGAACCATCAAGGAAACAAGAAGCGCCAGCGCGCAAGCGCGCTGACTCCTTGCCCTGCCCTGATGGTGTGACGGATGACACCTGGGCCGATTGGCTGTTGCTGCGCAAGGCGAAGCGCGCTCCGGTCAGCGGGACGGTGCTGCGGCAGGCGAAGGCTGAAGCAGTCAAGGCCGGAATCAGTCTTGAAGCGTTTTTGCGCATCTGGTGCGCCAGGGGTTCTCAGGGGTTGGAAGCCTCATGGCTAAAGCCCAACGAACGCGGCAAAGCGGATCAAGGGGACAAGCCTAGACCCCGACTTTCAAGGCTATGACGATGGAGTGATCGATGCTGTCCCTGCGATTCGTTAAGGAAATCCACAGCCGGTTGGCCGTTCGTTACGGCAGCGCCTGGCGGGCGAAGTGGGACGGTCTGCCGATGGAAGTCATCGAAGCCGATTGGGCTGAAGTTCTGGACGGCATGCAGCCGCCGCAGATCAAGGCGGCACTGGCAAACCTGCCGGAAGACTTCCCGCCGACTGCGACAGCCTTTCGCAAGCTGGGTGAATCGCACCAGCCGCCCGACGCCCGCGAAGTGCTGCGCCTGCGCGATGAACGCGGCGGCACCAAGCCAAGCCCTGAAGTGCTGGCGCGTCTCAAGGCGATTGCAGGCATGTCGGTGCGCAACGTGACGCGGGAACTGGCGGGCGATGACTGACGACATGCACACCTGCCGCCAATGCCAGCACTTCAAAGCCGGCCGGTGCATGCAAGCCAAAGCCGCCGGTCTGAGTCCGTGGGCATCAATCGAAATCGGGACAACGCTGGCGCAACTGCCGCAAAGGTGCCCGGCATTCAAGGAGAGAAAGTGAAGCGCCAACCAATCGAACGCGACAGCAAGGCGGTGATCCGGCTGATCGAACTCATCAACGCCCATCCCGGGCTGACGATGCGGCAACTGATGGACAAAGCCTGCTACAGCATCAGCCACACCAAGAACGCACTGAGCCGGATCAGCGCTTTCGGTGAAGCCGCGCCGGTCTACATCGAAGGCGGCAGCGTTGGCTGGTTCCCGATGGCTCTGGCAAGGGTCAAGCAAGCCGAATGGGCCAACGCCCATGAACGGCGCGCAGAACGGGCGCGAGAGAAGCGCAAAGCCCGCGAGGCTACCCTGACCGCAGCCAAGGCGGAAAAAGCGCGCCAGCTGGCTGAGAAGCGTGCTGCTGCCCCGCCCACGATCCGGGACAGGCTGCACCAACTGACCAAAGCGCCGGAAGGTGCGTCAGCGGCTCAGATGATGGAGTGCGTGCGGATCGAACTTTCCTCGCTGGGCAAGCACACCCGGGCAATGGAAGGGCAGGGGCGGATCTTCCGCGCCGACAGGGCAGGGGCACGGCTGCGCTACTTCGACACCGCTGAACGTGCCAGGGAGTGGGAAGCCCTGCCGCCGCTGGTTCCGAGTGAGTGGCACACCGCAGGCGTGAAAGCGTGGGAGAACAACCCGCACCGGCCCCGGAGCAAGAAGGAGCAGATCCGCCAGGCCGCACGCGAGGCGCGGGAAGAACGCAGGCAGCAGCGGCTGGTGGCAATCGGGGAACGGCTCAAGAGCAAGGCCCAGCAGCCGCGCAAGGCGCCGCCGAAGCCGAGCCCGAAGTTTGAGGCGATCAAGCCGAAGCCGGCAGAACCCGCCCCGGTAGTGCTGCACGGCAAGCCGAGCGACATCCGGGGAGCGGTGGACTACAGCCGCGCAAAGATCACGGTTTGCCCGTCGCCCAAGTTCAACTATCGCCACGAGTACGCCCCCGGCAGTGAGGCATGGACGGGCTTTGCGAAGGAGTGGCGGGAACTGAGGGGGCAGGCATGAGGCCCGTTCTCTGGCTGTCAGACGGCAAGAAGTGCGTAGCCAGTGCCTGCCGCCACCCGCGACCCTGCGCACGCCGGGACGCTGAGTACAAGCCCGGGATGTGGATCGGGGATTTCAGCGTGCCGGCTGGTGCCCACGTTGCCGACTGCACCGCACCACTGTGGCGCATGCATGTGCCTTACAGCGCAGCAGTGCAGCCAACGGAGCCGAAGCAGGCGCGGGAGTGGGTGGGCCGTTAAGAACGTGACAGCCGGCACACGACTATTGCCGGCAAACCCTAGGAGCGCAAATGCGCGAACTGACTGACCACAAAGTGAATCCGGCCAATGATGTGCTGACCGTGGAGGTTGTTGACCAACCCGGCAGCGGCGGCGCACACCACCGCTACATCGTGAGCGGCTACGCCGGCAAAAGCGGCAATGACAAAACTTTGATCGAGTTTCAGGACGGCCCGATAAATGAGGCCGGCGTCAATGGCCTGACTCATGAGGTGTTGCTTGCCATCGTGGCAGACCGGCTGCGCAGTTTCCAGCAGGGACCATTTGCAAGCCGCTACAACGCATTGGCCTTGACTCACATTGAGGACGCGCAGAACTGGCTGAACCGCCGCACCCTGGAGCGCATGCGCCGTGGCGTGGAAGGCACCCACAAGGCTTGAGATGAGACACGCGGCCAGAGTTGACGCAAACCAAGCCGAAATCGTGGCCGCGCTTAGGCAGGCAGGCGCATCGGTCTGGATCATCGGATTGCCCGTTGATCTGCTGGTGGGCTACAGAGGCCAAAGTCTGCTGATGGAAGTTAAAACGGTAACCGGCAAGCGCAACCCGAAGCCGGCCCGACATACCGAATTGCAAAAGTCGTTCATGGTCGATTGGCGCGGCGGGCCAGTCTCAACCGTGACGGATGTTCAAGGCGCACTAACCGCAATAGGGGCACTGGAATGAGCGGCTGGAAACTCGTCACACGCGAACTCTACGCAGCAGGCAGGCCGATGCAGCGGGTTGAGTTCGACCACGGCGCAGACGGTGCCGACCCGTACAAGGGGCTGCGCGATGCCCGCAAGTTTGGCTTGGTGCGCGCAACCCGCCACCACTTCACGCATGTTTGGGAACTCACGCCACAGGGCAGGGCATGGGTAGAGGGCAGGGCAGAACTCGCACCGCAGCGGCGCAACGGGAAGCCCAGGCCGCTGGTGGCAACGTGGCTCATGCAACTGCCGGCAACGAACGAAATCAGACTGCCGTGAAGTGCGCCATGTGCAACCGCCCACTCGACAAGCCCGCAGCAATGCTCGGCCGGCTCGCCATCGGGCCAAAGTGCGCGAAGCGGGCGGAACTGCTCAGGCCAAAGAAGCCGCCTGCTGTGGCTGTGGAGCGCGACCGGAGAACGGTGGATTGGATCGAGGATGTGACTGCATGAGTAAAGCCTACTATCGCGCACGCGCATTTGATAGACCAAAACTATGACGACACCGCCAGTCAACCGAGCCCGCCGCATCGACTGGGCGCGCATCCTGTCCAACCTGCAAGCGGCTGGCATGTCGATGCAGCAGATCGCCGACGAGGTGGAGGTCGGGAAAAGCACGCTGTACGGCTACCTGAACCCTGACGCGCCGAGTGAGCCGCCGTACTGGGCCGGGCACTGCCTGCTGGCGCTGTGGTGCGTGCGGTGCGGTGCCAAGCTGGCCGACGCGCCGATGACCAAGGCCGTGCCCAGCGTGTCGCAGATGCTGCGCAGCTTCTCATGACGGGATTCCGACCCCATGCGGGGGGCAGAGTGCGGGCGGTTCAACCCTACCGCACATCCACCCATGGCCCGCACCATCCGCACGCCAGGCGCAGCAGCCGCCGACACCCCCGACGATGCACCGGCCGCGCAGCCTGCGGCCGATGACGGGCTGCCCAACGCCATCGACATCGACCCCAAGACCATCACCGGCCCGGTGCTGACTCGCCAGGGCTGGGTGTGCCCGGCCGAGGCTCCCCGCCCCCCGCTTCGCTGAGGTGTGCCATGTGTGACGCGATGACCGTGCTGTTCGGCGCTGGCCCTGCGAAGGTGATGAGCAACCAGGGCGGCGGATCTTCAAGCCCCGACCCCGCCGCTGAGCGTGCCGCAGCCGAGGCCAGGGCGGCGCAATCAGCCAACGCCCGCATCGCAGCCACGCAGCGGCGCCGTCAGCAGAGCCTGCTGAGCAGCGGCGCACCCACCACCGACCCGGGCACTGCCAGCCGATCCACCACCAGCCTGATGGGCCGCGCACAGATGGGCGGCGGCTCGGGTCAGGTCATCCTGTGAGCGACACCGCCGACCGCCTGATGCGGCGCTGGGGCGCCATGGATGCCGATTACCAGCGGCATGTGGCGGTGTGGCGGGCCTGTTTTGAGGCCACCTATCCCGAGCGGGCAGACGGTCTGCAGGGCGATCACATCGACGCCCAGTCAGCGCAGAACAAGAAAGCCGAGTTGATGGACAGCACGGCCACCGACGCGGCCAGGCTGCTGACTTCCTCGGTCATCTCTGGCATGACGCCGGCCAACTCGGTGTGGTTCGCCATGGATGTGGGCGAGGAATCCGACGACGAGAAGCGGTGGCTCGGTGAAGCCGCCGAGGCGATGTGGGAGGCCATCCACGGCGCGAACTACGACAGCGCGAAGTTTGAATGCGTGCTGGACAGCGTCTGCGCTGGCTGGTTCGTGCTGTACGTGGACGAGGACGCCGACACCGGCCGGCTGATGTTCCAGCAGTGGCCGCTGAGCCAGTGCCGGATCGCATCGAGCAAGCCGGGCGGGCGCATTGACACGGTGTTCCGCAAGTTCACGTTGAGCGCCGAGCAGGCGGTGAGCGAGTACGGTGAGGACCGGCTGAGCGAGAAGGTGCGCAGCGATGCGATGCTGAAGCCCGACGCGAAGCACGAGTTTATGCACTGCATCTACCCGCGCAGCAACACGGCGCCGGGCTCGCGCATGGCCCGCAATCTGCCGGTGGCATCGGTGCACATCGAGTGCGGCAGCAAGCAGGAGGTGCGGGAGTCGGGCTATCACGAGAGCCCGGTGATCGTGCCGCGCTGGGTGCAGTTGCCCAACAGCGCCTACGCCATCGGTCCGGTTGCCAACGCGCTGCCCACCATCCGCAGCCTGAATGAACTGCTGCGCCTGGAGGCGGTGGCTGTGGCGCGTGCTGCGGCTGGCGTGTACGTGGCCGAGGATGACGGCGTTCTGAACCCCCGCACGGTCAAGGTGCGCGGCGGCTCGGTCATCGTGGCCAACAGCGTGGACAGCATCAAGCCGTTGCCGTCTGGTGCCGACTTCAACGTCAGCTTCAGCAAAGCCGACCAGATGCGCGCCGAGATCCGCAAGCTGTTGATGGCTGACCAACTGCAGCCGCAGGACGGCCCGGCGATGACGGCAACCGAGGTGCATGTGCGAGTGGCGCTGATCCGCCAACTGCTGGGCCCGCTGTTCGGGCGCTTCCAGTCCGAGGATCTGGCGCCCACCATCGAGCGTGTGTTCGGGCTGATGTACCGCCGCGGTCGGCCTGAGTTGGGCGGGGCTCCTGGCCCGGTGGTGCTGCACGATGCACCCGAGAGCCTGGCCGGTGAGGTCTTCCGCGTGCGCTACCAGTCGCCGCTGGCCCGTGCACAGAAACTGGAGGATGTGAGCGCGACCGAACGGCTCATCAGCCTTGCGGGCCTGATGGCGCAGACGGGCAAGCCTGAAGCGCTAGACCTGATCGACGCCGAGGAGTCGCTGCGCATTGCGTCCGATGGCCTGGGCGCACCGGCCAAGGTGCTGCGCGACGAGAAGGCGCTGAAGCTCTACCGCGAATCGAAGCAGCAGGCCGAGCAACAGGCGGCACAGGCGGCACAGGCCCAGCAAGTGCAGGGCATGGCCGCAGACGCAGCATTCAAGCGCGCCGCGACGGCGTAAGGAGCAGAGCATGGTGATGAACATTTCCGGGCCGCCGTGGGTGGTGAGCATTCCGGAGTCGGCGTTATCAGCCCTGGTGTCAACACCTTGGAATCTGCTGCCGGCCCTGGTGCTGGGCGGCGATCACCCCTATGCGCAGTGGGTGGGCGGCATGGGACCGGCCTATCGTGACGCCGGGCTGAAGACTTTCTGCGCCATCAACACCGACACCAGCCAAGGCGGCACGACCTCGCCAACCGGAACGGGTGAGATGGCATCGTGGGGCCAGGTTGCCAGCCTGCCGACGATGGGCGTTGAGGTGGTCAGCCACGGGTCGCGCCACATCCAATCGTGGAGCCGCATCAACACCGGCATGCGAATCCGCTACACCGGGGCGGCTGGTGCGCCCACTGTGGCGATCAGCAGCAGCGCGCTGACGCTGACCGGAAACGGCGGCGGGGAGAATGCTGCGCTTGCCTTCAGCACGTACACCACCCTTGCTGCCTTGGCCGCACAGATCAACGTGCAGGGCGGTGGCGTCTGGACCGCGACGCTGGCCGATGAACTGACCGGCCTGGAGCAGTCCGGAAACCTGCTGGTGGTGTCGGCGCGCAACGTGACTGCCACGGCAAACCAGCAGTTTGCGGCAGGCGGCGGCATCGTGCTGCGCTACATCGGCCGGGGGTATGCCCAAGTCTATGCGGCGCGCAACAGCAGCAACCGGCTTGAGGTGTACTGCGATGGCGTGCGCCGCTTGAATATTGACCTGACGGTATCGACCACGTTGTCGGCTGTGGTCACGGCGGTCAATGCGGGCGGTATCACCGGCCTGACCGCTGCACTGAGCGACAACCGCAAGACCGAGACGGCGACCTTCCAATCCTATGTGGTGGGTGATGAATCTTCACTGAACCTCAAGGTGCAGCAGTCGGAGATTCAAGCCAAGCGCACCAGCTTCGACGCTGGCCTGCCGCGCTGGTACATGATCGAGCGGCAACTGGTGCGCAGCCGCGAGGTTGCAGCGGCCAACAATCTGACGCTTACCCACTTTGCCCAGCCCGGCGACGACTTCCACCAGTACCTGAGCGACCACATTGGCTACGAGTCGTTTCGGGGCAATCCAGACGTTCGATTCATTGCGCCCTATCAGACGCTCATGGCTGCTGGCGATCAACGGTTTGCAATCATGCAGACCACGGCAGACAACAGCGCTGTGGGCTGGAACTTGGCCCGCTACAGGGCCTGCATTGACGCTCTGTGCGACTCGCCCGGGTTCTTGGTGTCGCTGAACACGCACAAGGTGATCCCTGACGGCAGCAGCGGCGGGCGCTATAGCTTCCCGAACGGTGACGCCTACGGGGAAATGACAGAGGCCGACTTTGTGCCCGCTGTGGCCTATGCCGGCAGCAAGGTTACATCGGGCGCGCTGCTGAACCTTGGGCCTTCTGAGATGTACCGGCGCCGGGCTTCGTGCGTGATGCCGAAGAATCTGGTGTTCAACAGCAAGTTCAAGAACGATGGGACCACGCTGCTGAATCAGACAGACGCCGGCTTCAAGGTTCCCGGTTGGTATCTGGTGACTTCCAGCAGCGTGTTCAGTGCGGTCAGCGTGGCAAATGACGCCCTTGTTTGCACGACAACCGCCAGCACCGCGACCATCTTTGCGCAGCAAGAACTGATGCTGCAACCGGGCAAGACCTACCTGCTTTCCTGCACCGTGGAGTTCACTGCCTACACCAGCGGCAATGGCGTTGTGCTGGCTTTGCAATCGCCGCGTGGGCAGGTGCCGGCGTTTGTTGGTGCCGACACCAATGCCACATATCTGGGGCAGCGCCAAGTGGGCGCGGCAGGCAACGGGACGCGGCTGCAGCGCGCCGACCTGGTGGTGACGATCCCGACGACATCCAGCGTCAGCCCGCCCAAGGTCATCGGCAACGCCGGGCCGTTCAACCTCATCAGCAGCCCGGCGCAGATCAAGATCAACATCGACGCCAAGGGTCAGTTGGAATTTAACGCTGCGGGCGGCACACCCACCGCCACAACTGCCGACGAGGTGGCCGCAGCGATCAACACCGCCATCGCTGCCTCTGCTTTGTATCCGACCGAGTACCGCAACTGCGCCCGCGTCGTTGCTGGCAAGGTGGTGGTGCAGGGGCCGTATGCGTCCATCGAGGAGCGATACGACAGCGGGTACGGCATCCAACTTGACAGCGGCACCACCAACAGCGCGACGGCGCTTGTGTTCGGCAACAGCACGGCACGCGCCCCGGGCTTCATCCAGCAGCCCACCGACTCAACGCAATGGCCCTGGCTGCTGACTCTTCAATCCAACGTGATCGGCACGTACTCGATCAGCGCCCCCACCGTCATGGAGTTGACCGGATCATGAAAATCGCTGACCTGACATTCAATGCCGAAGGCTGCTGCGGCGAACACAAGCGCGCCCAGGTGGACGCGGGCGACGGCCGCACGCTGCACATCTTCGACCACGGCGAGGCCGGGTATCGCGTGGTGCAGATGCGCGGCGGTGTGATGTGTGCGCCCATCCAAGCCGGGCTGGACGCGGACGCTGTGCAGGCGCTGCTGCCCTGATTTCAAGCCCCTGCCGGTGCACATGACAACCCCGCAGCAGTACCTAGGCACCTTTGAACTGACCGCAGACGGCCAAGCTGTGCTTGACGACCTGACGCGCCTGTTTGCCAATGCGCCGTTCGTGGCCGGGCAGCCTGACCAGACCGCCTACAACTGCGGCACCAAGGCAGTGATCGAACACATTCACGCGCAGTTGGCCAAGGCCGAGCCGCCAGGGCGCTGATCTTCTCGGGCACGCCCAGACGCCGGCCCTGTGCATGCCCTTGCCACCCAGGCCGGCGAG